GCCAATTCCAATTAATGAGATAACAAAATACTAATCATCACCAGTATTCTATTTTAAACCCTAGTTAGGACTAATCCTGACTAGGGTTTTTCTTATAAAAAAACACCTATAGTTCAATAGGCGTCAAATAGATTTAGCTTAAATTTGGGGCAGAATAGCTTAAAACCGCTTGGTTAAAGGCTTAAAAATGTCCCCTGCCAACGAAAAGATATAGAATATAAGAATAAATGAAAACTATAAAGACTTGATTTTACTAGGTTTTTATAGTTTTTATTTTTATTTATTTTCGTAGATTTTTGAAAAAGGTGGACAGAAAGGTGGACAAAAAAAGAACTGCCCCATAAAAGGGCAGCGTCTACCTATGAAGGCTATTCTCAAAACCATATTCATTATAACACAAAAAATAAAAACGCACCAGACCCCGTAGAGTTACTGGCACTTTCCTAGGTATATTATACCATAAAAAAACCCAGCGTCAGAACGTATCTGTCCATAATGGATGCAGGGGGATTGATGTAAGTATATTATACCAAATAAAAAAAGCCCCAGCAATAGCTGAGGCTTCGACCACTACCACCATGATTTCCGAACTGTGGTCTGTCGGGAGGTGATATACTCCTTTTCGTTTTATAGTTTGCGTGGTTCTTTTATTTAATTATACACCAGTTTGCCCTTGCGTAGCTTGTGCTCGTTCTTCAATAGCCTTAACTACTGAGGCACTAGCTTCATTAATTGCCTTAGAGACCGCTGCCGTGTCGTTTGATTGACTATTCAAGAAACGGTCAAAGTCGCCATCATCCAACATCAAATGTTTAGCGCCGTTAGAACGTAGTTCATCCACTGTGCGCATAGCCCCAATACCGAAAACTCGGCCATTAACGACTCCAACATAACCTTGACTTCCTGACGTACTGCGTACTACATAATCCATATTTTCTTCTTCCTCTTTCTTATTCACTAAACTATCACCATCATTGATGATAACAACATTCTTATCCAATCCACCAGCTAGACCAGTGCTTGTAAACTGCCACCAGCGTGTATGTTCCATGTTTGGATACACACCCCAATATGGTTCTGGGCGTACCTCATAATCTGGATACGCTGCAATCCATAGGCTATTTGGATAGCGTGCAGTGATTTGATCTACATAAACATTAGCCAGTGTATAAGGTTTGTAACTATAATAGATAGGCTCAAAACCGTTCGCCTTACAGATATCCATAAACGCTAGGACTGCATTAGTATTCGCTTGTTTATCACCACTAGCGCCGTCTTCATAATCACAAACCAAATAGCGTGGGTGTGATGGCAGATTACTGATAAAGTAATTTGCTTCAGCTTGTGCCGTTGCCACATCGCCACCAAAACGAGCGAAGTGATAGTAACCAATACAATTACTTGTGTTAGTTTGTTGAGCTACTACTGGGCTAACCCAACCCACACCCTCGGTCACTTTGATTACCGTGTTATTAGTGCCGGACGCTTGACAGATACCAGTCAAGTCTCCCGGTTGATATGCTGATACGTCGATGAAATAGGCATTTTCAGTCATGCCGTCAAATGGCAATTCAAACCATCCAACCATTTGCTGACTTGGGGCATTCCAGTCGATATAGCTGAAATTACCAGCACTATCGAGGTTGCGGGTTACTTTGCGTGTCCAACCGCCGTTATATAAGGCGTCACCATTACCATCGATATTCTGTTCGATTGTGGTAACAGTGCCGTCTGGGTTTTCTGCAACCACAAAACCGATATGCCCGAATTGATGATATGGTAAGCAGTTAGTTACCCAAACGCTCCCAACTGGTGGATTGTTAGAGCCGTTAAATCGTGTGACTTTAAGCCCTTGACTTTCTGCTCTACTTAAGCCGTCAATGGCGTTTAAATAGCTGAAATCAAGGTTAAATAAACCCGCATACTGTAAAACGTAGTCAATCAAACTTATACATTGCCCGCCATACGGGTTAGTGGGAACAGTGACACGTTGATTCACTAGACTTTCAAGCGTGTTTAATAACTGCGTTTTAGATGTCATATTTCTCCTTTCTCAAATTATTTTTGAATAGCTTGTTTAATTTCCGAAAGCATTCTTTCCAAATCAGCAACTTTCTGTTTTAAAGCGTCAATTTCGCTTGTTGGTAATTGAGATTTTGTTACAAGTGGGTCTTCCGCAAATTTATTTTGCTCTAAAACCTGTAGGAAAAAGTTGTTATATGTTGGAAATAACCCATACGCTTGACTGATAGACAAGGATGAAGATTGTTTCCCTTTAATTTCACCGATATCGCGGCCAATGGCTTCAATGGCCTTGCTTAAATTGCTCATAATTCAACCTCCTTAGAGGGTGTTTTTAGCAGTATTATAAACACTCACAAGGTCTTCTTGCTCGATTGTGTCGAGACGAGTTCCCAATTCGGTCATTTTTGAGATAATGCCGCTGTCTGTATTGCCACCAGCAGCGGTGATTTTATCAGCGATTTCTTTGAGCGTATCGAGTTCATCCGGTGCACCACCGATGATATCAGTTTTCGCTTGCGTGATTGCTTGTGTCAAGCGTTCTTCAGTGATACCTCCCGAACCCTTATCAGCCTTGCCTGCTAGGGTTGTTTTAATTTCTTTGATATCAGCACCCACAGCTTGGGCAAAATCATGTAATTTACTCATTTATTGTTCCTTTCAAATTTTAGCTAGATTGTAGATATTAACGAGGTCTTCTGTGACTTCACCACCACTTCCGGTAATGTATCCAGAATCTCGCAATTCATCCGCTAGTAACTTTAATTTAGGGTCTTTTTTTGATGGAATCGCACTATCGATGTTTAGCGAACTCTTAACTTTCACCTTGAAATTATTAGATGGGAAGATATGTCCATTCAGTTTAACTTCGAGGTAGTATGTGCCAGTAGCTACCACGTTACCCATTGAGAATGAGAACGTCCCATTTTCAACGGTAACATCTTGATACAATGCCACCGTTTCGTCATTGGAAAGTGTGAGTTTACCAGTGCCGGACAGTTCCATGCGTTTCCCATCGTACCCTAGAATTTCGAAACCAAAAACGGAAGTGGTGTCCCCAGATTTAAGGACATCACCCCCTTCAATTTGGTTAATGGAAGTCATGAGTCTAGACATAAGCTAGTCCTCACGAGGTTGGTTATAGTTTAATGCTCGTTCACTGTCTCCGACACCCTTAGTAGTCGGGTCTGTAACGATACCCAAGATTACCAAGATCACAACGAAAGTATTTACTCCCTCTTGGATATTGCTAGGGATATTAAGCCCGAACTGTTGCAACATCAAAAAGACTGCTGAGATAAGAGCTACCAAAGTAGCTTTGTTTTGTAAGCGTAGTTTAAAATTAATCATTGTCTTCTTCCTCCTCGATTAAATTAAATTTATCCTTATCAATATTTTTCTTGACAAATCTGTCAATAAAGGGAATTTCAACCCCTAGAGCCGATAAGCTAGCCAAAATACTAGCCCCGTATGCTGATAACATGGCGAAAATAAAAGCATCCATAGCACCGCCTAGATTCATAAAAACCATAAACGGATAAGACACGGTCACGATAATCAACATAGCTGTGTGGCTAACCAACCCTTTTCGAAACTTACGGCTCGAAAATTCGTGGAAAGCCCATGACCTTGAAACGCCCAACACGATATCAGCAACGATTACAAGCATGAGCAGGAACACCCATAGATGCTCGTCTATGCCATGCTCATAGAAATCTTTGACGACTTCAAACACGCCAAAGATGCCGTCCGGTTTGTGCATTTAACACTCCTTAACATATTTATTTAACCCCCATTTTTTTACGCATTACGCTTGTGTAGTATCAGCCAAGATTTCATCCTCTACCTTATAGCGCAAGTCACGTAGAGCACGTTCGTCTGTACGCATTTCTTGACGGTGTTTAGCGTATAATTCAGCGTTAAGAAGATTCTCTTGGACAGTAGAGACTGCATTGGAATCTACGCTGATAAATGTTTGTTTGACAAGGATTGTAGCTCCTTCTTCTTCGACGTTAAATTCTGCATTGATTGTGCGTTGTTTTGTAATTTTAAGTGACATGATATTATTTTCCTTTCTTAATTATCTTCGGTTAGATATGTGACCGTGCCGGTGTAAATTGCACGGTCTTTCGATGGGTTTGTTAATCGGACCTTCCCATCCGGCGTAAAATGCCAGACTGCCACACCGGCATGTCCTGTGCCTATGTTCTTGTTAGCGACTAGATGCACCTCGGTACTTGGTTTGAAACCGTCTGGAATTGAGCCATCCAAAATAATTCCATACTCATACACACCGATTTCGCTATCCGTTCTTATGATGCTTGCCGTTACGACTGACCCTTTTCTAACCATAGACAATTTTATTCCCCATCCGATATTAACCTCTCTCTTCACCAGCTGCGGTTCTGGTTTTTCCGGTTTAGGTGTGTATTCAATCCACGAGCCGTTAGAATTAGCTGTTACCGTTCGTTTAAACATCCGACCAGAAACAGTCGTTAATGTCTGATGATATCCAGAAACACTTTCCACGACTTGCAAATAAGCACCCTCACCCGATGCTGGATGGTTTTTGTAATTCCCTAAAATCGAATAAAACCCAGTGGTTTTATAATCGTTTAGGTTATCTACCTTGTTGTCCATAGCTGCACCATTTGGTTCAGTCAATTTGTGGTGCTGAATCTGCTTGCGGTTTGAATAAATTAACCCGTCAACATCCAAGGCGCCACGCTCGCGGTATTTATTGATGCCAATTCCTTCTTTATCGTAAGACATTACGATTCGGTCACTCGGAACGGTGACCTGAAAAGATACGCTAGTAAATTTATCTTCTAGTTTCCCAACCACGATATAGGAAGTATCGGCTGGGTACGATTTACCGAGGTTTGCGTTTGATGCGTTAAACTCTGAAATCTGCGACCAATTCCCACCAGCCCCACCGTTATCGATAATTTCTGTGTCAGAATCAATGTTTCGTGTAGTAAAAGTCAGTTTCATAGGATTTTTTTGAGCGCCGTTAACTGTTAGTGGTGCTACTTTGGCAAAACGCTTAATGGTAAGCGTGCTATTGGTCGCACCGCTTCTAGTTACTTCAAATTTCAACGTTGGACTGAAGTAATTTAAAACCGTAATCGTAATTTCTTTGATTTCAGACCTAAGACCACGGCTATCCTCGACATATCCTCTTAACGTGAATTGTGTATCTTTATTAACGGAAATTTCACGAAAAGTTCCGCTAGGTGCAGAAATCGTGTTGTTATTGCCGACGATTTCCATAAAGTATTTGGTAATCGTTGCCCCGTATTTAGCTTCAACACTATCGAAACGTGCATAGATTTTTGATAAGACAGAAACAAAGTGCCTGTCCGACTGTGTGATATTCCGTATTTTTTCATTTGCGTCTGCTAATGCAAATCCTCCGAAATATGGTTTAGATCGCAACAATGACAAACTTGCAGTGAATGTTGCTGATTTTGTTTGGATAAACTTCCCGTCGACATACGTATCAACAAATACCGTCCCCCAGCCACTCGCACTTGTTGGGATGTCGTTCGCAAAGGTTTCTGGTATAGTCCATCTATAGGAGGCATTAACATTATCTGCTATTTTTTCGTCATGGCCGTACCATGAATATCGTAAGGTGTGTGTGGCAGAGTTTATTTGTTTGTCGATTGTTATGTCAAGACCATCTCCAATGACTCCGTTTTTAATGCTAACATTACTACCTCTTGGGATCGATGCTAACGTAAATGCTTGGTTACTGATTTCCAAGTTGTTTGGGCTATTGCCCCCAGCCCCATTAAAGTGGCAGTGAAAGATGAAGTCAGCAGAACCATCATCTCTATGATTGAATGTTATCGTTTTATCGAAAAGTTGGTATTCTGAGTTTTGAGATGACATCGTAACTGTGCCAGAATAATCTAGCTTATGCCCACTACCTGCTACGTATCCCGAACACTTAGCATTGTTGAATGTCCCACCTTGGTTGAACAAGGAGAGTTGTATTCGCAGCTGGCTTGTGTTCGTAAAGATATCTCGGCTTAATTGCTCAACACTCACGCAAACACGATATCCACGGTCATTATTAGACCAATATTCTGCCATCTTACTTACCTCCTACATATCTGATAACGTTACGGTCTGGATTGATGTAATCTTGTTCTTCCCTAAAACGACCGATTTGAATAGTTTTAGAAAAAATACCATTTTCAATGTGAATCACACCTTGGGAGATATACATGACCTCATTACCGGCTGAGAACATCGAAATTCTACCGTTTGGGTTGAATAGCATAGAGCTAGAATTATCTGTTTTACCAATGACAAGGCCCTCGTTTGAAGATGCCATGTAACTGTCGATAAAGTTCCAACGCTCTGACATATCGTTCAGATTGTTCTCTAGTTTTGCGACACGGGAGCTGGCATCCGCAAGATTCTTTTCGGCTTGAGCACGATTGGCGTTGTTTGCACTAACGAAATCTTGGTAAGCCTTCACCCACTGGTTGAGCGTATCAAGGGATGCTTTGGCTTCTAATTCCGCCTTCATGACTGAGTTGATCTCATTCAATCGGTTAAGTTGGCTTTGCGTCAACGCACTGTCAGCTTTTTTGTCTAACTCCCCTTTCAAGTCTTTTGGAGACGCTTGCCACGCTCGGTCAGTTGTACCCTCGTAACAGTCTAATTCGGTGAAGAATAGCAACGACTGACTGCCGTTGGTCGTACCAGTATTATCAATACGGATGAAACCTTCGTCACTTTCGCCGGAGTTAAAAGTGAAGTGAAATTTTTTAACACTGCTTGTAGATGGCGAACCATCGAAATGCTTGATGTTAACTACTTTGCTAAACACTTTAGTTTCGTTTGATTGGCGACCAAGAAAATAGATGTCCATTCCCTTTAGGTTACCGCCTGCCAAAATCGAAATGTTAAGTGAATAGTTAGCATTCCGTTTCACTGGAAATCTCAACGTGGCGCTAGGCGTTGTTGTTGTTGTTGTTGCTGCTAACAAAAACATTGGTTTCGAGCCATTGTAATAGAGTGAGTGGCTTGAAACAGATAGATTCGAGTTAGGTTGTGACGCTTCCCAATATCCCCAACCGTCCAAGTTATCCGGAAAGGATGAGTTAGTTATTAGGTTTTCACCACCAACTGAAACACTACCGGTCGTATCATTCCAAACATAATCAGCGGGGTTTGTGCTATCTGCTTGGTTGAAGTTGGTACATATGCCCCAATAGCGCTTACTGCCATTTTGTGACAGACTGAAACCATCTCGCCCATCGGCACTGTCTGCATAAGCAAAGTGGACGTAAGGTGTTCGTCCGTCCGCTCCAGCCTTGCCGGGGATACCATCCCGTCCATCGCTACCCTTCCACTTGCTCCAGCGGTAATCTTGCGGGTTTTGACTATCAATAGCATTAAAGTCTTGATACATACCGATAAATGGCTTGTTAGTGTCTGTTTGACTAAAACCACCACCGATTGTGGTATCGGCATAAGCGATGTGGGTATACTGTGTTTTACCATCAGCGCCCTTTGCACCCGGTATCCCTTGGATTCCTTGTGGGCCTTGCAAACCTTGCGGACCGGCAGGACCGGTTAAACCACGTTCGCCTTGCAGACCTTTCTCACCACGGTCACCTTTAGCACCAGTATCACCTTTAACCCCTTGAGGACCTTGCTCACCGATTTTAGAAACTGAATAGCCGGTTTCATTTGTGTTATCCGTATAGCTCCAAACAGTTTTAGTCCAGAGGAATTGCCCCGCTGGCACGTTAGGTACTTGACTAGTCCAACCAGTCGTTGGTGCTACCGTTCCGGATGTGCCTTGTGCATAAGTAATGGTTGTGCTTCGAATACCGACACCATCCTTACCAGCGATACCATTATTACCGTCATTACCATCTCTGGCAACATAGGTTTTTTGATAGCCGGTTTCACTGGTGTTATCTGTGTATGTCCAAACTGTCTTGGTCCAAAACCATTGTCCTTTAACTAACGCTGGTGGGTTTTGGTACCACGCCGTAGGTGGCACGGTTTCAGCCATAGATAGACCATATAGAACGTTGGTATTTCTGATGCCAATACCGTTTTTACCGGGCAAACCATCGTTACCACGGTCTCCCTTGGGTCCTTGTTCGCCCATCTTAGCGACTGAAAAACCTTGTTCGCTCGTACCGTCTGAATAGAACCATGTCGTTCTTGTCCATAGGTATTCACCGGGGTTAACTGTTGGGATGTCTGGTGACCATGTACCGTCCTCGAATACGATGTTTTTAACCCATGTCGAATTATCGGTTTTATAACCATTGACACGGATGTTGTATTCACCGGTTGGTCGGTTATGCGTGTATCTCGTACCGTTAGCCGTGTTGCTATCGGAAATCACTGCCCACGTACTGAAACTTGGATTGACAAGCCAAATCGTAGCATTATCGCTCGATTGGTTTGGATTGTGCTGATTGGTAAACGTTCCATTGGTTTCAGCAGATAAGATGTAAGTCTTCCCTTGCTCCAAACGGACTTTAAAACCAGTGGTGATATTGTTATCGATACTCGAATGATTAGGCTTAATCTCGTTAGGAAAATTAGCTACCACAACCCCGGACGGCTTATTGACACCGTCCGTAGATTTCGCATAACGTAAGGTAGTATTCACTAGCCCCACGCCGTCTTTCCCCGGCAGTCCATCGTCACCTTTAGAACCGTTCTGTGGGATGTATGTTTTCTGGTATCCAGTTTCACTAGATAAGTCCGTATACATCCACTGTGTCTTAGTCCATAGGTATTTACTTTTAACCAAGATAGGCGGATTGGAAGTCCAACTCGTAGGCATCACAGTATCACTGTCACTCATTCCGTAAGTGATAGTGGTAGATTTCAAGCCTACACCGTTTTTTCCGGGTAAGCCGTCATTACCTCTATCACCTTTCGGGCCTTGCTCGCCTTTATCCCCTTTAGGTCCGGGGTCGCCTTTCGCACCATTTCTCCCGTCTGAAATATTTAAAAAAGTAACTTCTTCTGAAGCTACTTCTTTATTATCTACCCATGCAGAAACCGTTAAGGCTGTCGGTTGAGTAATTTCTGACGCCACCATGTCGTAGGTCATACCCACGTATTTAATGACACCGTCAATTACGAAACGCCACGTTGCATTAACAGTTTTATCGCCTTGTTTTAAAACTGGTCGAACAGTCGAGCGACCGACGCCATTTTTAAACGCTGTTCCGTTCGTGGTTGTGATCTCGACACGGTACGGCAAGGCTCTTGCTGCGATTTCATCAATACGCTGTTGCAAACTGTCAGATGGTTTATTGACAATTTTACGATAATTCGAAAATGCAACCGAATTATTCAACGGCATGTCAAAACTGATTACCATTTCAGACACACGAGCTTCGAGAGCTAGCCCACCTCTAAAATTATTATTGATAATCTTAACAGTGTCTCCCAGATTGATATCCTTGTAGTTTTCAATGAAACTAGATTGAATGTCAACGGTATAGGTCAATAATGGGTAAGCGTATTGCTTGATGGTACGCAATGCGTAGCCTTTTAACGCATCGATATTTTTGTATTCTGTTTGAAAGTCCTTACGTGTCCAGTTATCCAAACCTGTATCACCAAGAGCTGAAGGGTACATCCTTGCTGATATCGGTGCGTATAGCATAGGGCTACCTTTTTTTGAATAAAATTCAATCTCGCCGTTTTGGTTTGTTTCCTCAATGTTAACTGAACTAAGGTCAATACCTTCACCAGTAAAATATCCCAAGTTAAATAGCTGAGTTTTATCGCTTGCAACTTGAACACCCTTCAATCCGTTTTGGTAATAAAGGATGATATCACCTCTAACCTTACCAACGCCGTGATGTTTCTCATCTGGTTGTTGGTAAATGTCGATGATAAAGCGTTTCAAAGTTCCATCTCGTTTTAATTCGGTGCGAAAAACAAATTCTGCGTCAAATTGATTCATCAAGCTATGAAGCTGCTCTAGTTTAGTGCCACTTTGAGAATCGAACGTAATAGTTCTCGTTTTATCAGCGATTTCATTGATACCGATTTCAAGCCCAGCGAAACCAAGTAAGTCAAGATTTTGAAGATACCACTCAAGACTTTTAGCTCCGTTACTGCTAGCAAGAGGGCGCGAGCTTTCCATAGCTAATTCAAGATTGGTGTTGTTACAAGTCACTTGAAAACTCGTGTCATTCTCGACAAGTTGAGACACATAGAATACATGGTAGTTATTGTCGTAGAAAAACGACACATACATCTGATCGTTGATATATTTAACATCTTCGTGTACTTCTCCATTCACAACTTTGGGAATTACGAAATCAAACGTACTAGTTGAGTATTCAAGGTAAGTGTGCCATTGACTGTTAGAGTAGGACAACATGCCCGGAACGTTATTGTTTAAGGCACAAACCTTACGCATGTTTTTGTCATGAATCCAAATTTGCATTAAACAAAGCGCTCCTTCCAAGTAATTTCAATAGTTGGGTCAGTCCTTGTCCAACTTGATGTGTAGATGTCAATTTCTGTTTCACCAGCACTAATGCTGAATGGCTCAGATAGGTATGTTAATTCGTTAGATGCTGGCAAATTATCGATTAAGGTTTTGCCTTTCGACATGTCAATTTCAAGAATAGAACCCTTACGGAAACGGTTAGGGATGCCTATCCCGTTGTTAGGGTAGTCTTTCCGATAAACAAAACTATCCAGATACAAGTGCGTTATTAGTGGCCAGTCACTAATTCCAAAAATACCAATATTGATTTTAGCTGATTTCTTACCCTTAATCTCAGGAACAGTATATCTCGGATAAGACCCTTGCCAATAAAATTGAAGTACATCATCGAAACGTTGGACATCAGACCAGCCTTGTGGTTCGTTGAAAGGGTTAGCGGTCGATACGTGCGTCCCGTAGAAGTATTTTCTATCAAGAATCTTATAGCCGCCTCTACCATCCCCTGCCATAAAATTATAATGGCAGTCAAATCCAGCTGTATTTTTATAGGTTTCAACACCATATAAAAATTCTCCTGTTTCGGAAGTGACCGAAATTTTGATAAAACCGTATTGATGTGCAGCACCTAACCATAAGATTTGTCTCCACCAGAAATATTCATACAAAGCCCCTTTTTCCCCGTAGCTGTCAACCGGTATTTCCCATGTTAACGATGCACCTCTAAGGTTTCTGTCTCCCCCTCCTGTGCTAGACAGTGCGATGTGTGGTCTTCCCCAAGCATTATCGATGACCAAAGTACCATTAAGTGAGTGAGTGTCGTCGTTAAAACGACCTCGATTTTTAATACCGTTAGCAAATCCTTTGGTTATCCAACCATTTGAAACATAGTCAAACAGAATTTCAGATTGTTTAACTGTGTTAGAATCTACCTCATTAGGATTCCCGATCTCGTAGCTTTCGCTAGAAGATTTCACAATCCCAACCCATCCATTATCTGAGTTAAATTTCAGATTTATGTCTGGGTAAGTTTCAGCCGTACCAAAGTTTTTTAACGTAGCCTTGTAGTGTCCCGTAGACACTTTCTTAATACTACCGTACTTTGTTTCACCGTCACTACTTACTAGGGCTTGCGCCTTATTCTCGCCGTAACTTTTCGGAACGTCGAACGTAACTGTTACCGTTGCGGTAATCGGTGCCGTGTTCTTATCCACGGTAAGTGACGCTTGACCGGACGGAATAGCTTCCCAAACCTTGTTAGGCTCATCACCAAAAATTAATGATTTCGGTTTATCTACATTGAGATATCCGCCTAGCGTTTCGGCAATGGTATTAAAGTAGTCGTAGTTTCCAACTAAGGTAAACGATACTTGAATCTGTTTGACTGACAAGGTGCTATATAGGAATTGCTGGCCGTAGCGTCTACGCCCTTGGTCTTGATAGTTGTTGTTAAAATTCGATGCCACGTTTTTCGTGACATCTACTGGAACGGTACGCCCTTGCCCTTCATTGAATAATTCGGTTAAGTTTTTACCGTCATAAGTTACTGACATTCCTATCAAATAATGCTACCTCCTAACAACGCTTGTCTGCGTTCGTAATCGTTTGTTGCTTTTGTCATAAAGGGTGCTAACCCGTTTGAAACACTTCTACCATCGATGATATTTCTAACTTCGATTGGGTTAGAACCGTTGGTTACCAACTGACCAAGTAGGTCAATCATGATGTCTAGTTTGTTTTCTAGTACAGAAACACGCTCACGGTCTGAAGTGCTATCGTGATTGCCTTGTGGGGCATCGCCGGCAAAGCGAGCCACTGCTTCAGTAAGTAGTTGCCACGCTCTACCACGTTTGGCGATATCCGTAGGAATAACATATTCTGGCATATCGCCTTCAGCTAGCTCATAAACACCGTTTTTATGGACTAGACCACCATTAGCGTAGCCATAGGCTGCGACACGGTTAAAAGCTGCATCCGATGTACCATAACGATGCTTGATGTAGTTGATTGCAGCAAGCAAGTTGTCATAACCATTACGAATATTATTGTGTCCTGGGTGTTTGTATGCGTTAAATGTTGGGCCAATGGTCTGCATCAAACCGATTGATGGTGTACCGTTGATGGCATTGATATCCCAATTGTTTTGTACGTTAGGGTCACCACCAGATTCACGCTGAATGGTTGCCAAGATTTTAGAAACACGGAAGTCAGTAGGCTCGATGTCGTTTGCTTTCAACGCTCGAATTACAGAATCACGCCATCTAGCTACGCCCGTACCTTGAGGGCCATCTTCACCGCCACCCGCTGGACTGAGCAATGGACCAAGGGTTTTCTTAATCCAGTCGAACATGCCACCAACTTGGCGTTTAATCAAGGTTTGAAGTGGGCTGTTGCGGTCCTTAAGTGGTTTACTATTATCTTCACCGCCACCGCCACTATCACGCACCCCAAAGTCAAGGAAGGTAGCAGCGTTAGAAATATGACGGCCAGCGTATTGGTGATACTGACCATTGCCACCGTAGTTATATTCTTCACCGTCATAGGTATCGCCGTGTACCGCCGTTACAAAGTCAACGTGGTTGCTTGATACTGGACCACCAGTGTAGACCGCTACCGTACCCGGTTTAGGTCTGCTTAAGTGTGGCACGCTGGCAGATATCCATTGGTTACCATTGCCGAGGTGACTAAACAAGCTAGGTTTAACACCAAGGTTCGCCAAACGGCTGGCAACGAAGGATACACACTCACGATAGAAGTAACCCCACGGGTCAGCACCAGCGTCTTTAGCCTTATCTTTGAAACGGTAGTCATCGCCTTTAGCACCCATAGCGACAGTACCTTCATCCATTGAGGCACTGGCCATTGACCAAAGTTCTTTCCACCAGTTTTTGGCTTCTTCGACTGGTTTCTTATACAGTGCGTTACCAAGCGGATTAAACATACCAGCCAATTTATCAGCATTAGGGCTGAATTTCTTAGCGAGTGATCCCACTGGGTCTTTAACCACATCACCGACAAATTCAATCATTTTCATGAATTTATCGACGCCATTCTTCATGGTATCCCAAACTGAGCCCGCTACGTTGGTAGCGGTATCCCAGATTTTAGACCAGAAACCAGTACCCTTTGCAAACGCTCCACGTTCAACACCCATGAGCATAGCCAATTCACCGGCATTAATGACTTCCGAACCAGCTGGCAAGAGGTATTCAACGTTTCGCCCTTGTGGCAAGAATGACTTACCGTTAGGCAGAATCACCATTTCTTGGTTGTTGGTTTCTGGGCTGTCGTAACCATCATTAAGCGTAGCTAATGTAGGTTTGGTGATTGGATTTCGGTATGAACTAAACATACCAGTACCGCCGGCGAACTTAACTTTCGGGATTTTAGAGATAGCTTCTTTGCTACCACCAAAATCAGAAATCAGTTTGTTGATACCATCGATACCAGCGTTCGGCAAGGCAATAACAGCATTAATACCGTCACCGGCGAGTTTCTTCATGCCGTCCCACATTTCGCCAAAGCCTTTTTTCACGTTATCCCACGTATCTTTGAAAAACTTAGCAATATTGGTCAATGCGTCGGTGATTAGCTTGGTAATGTTAACACCGAATTTTTCTTGTGTTAACGCTCCGATTTCATCCCATTTTTTAGAAAGGAATTTCTTAGAGTTTTCCCAACCATCAAACCAATTCTTATTGATGCCTTTGTGGTGTTTGTCGATATCTTTACCAAGGGCAGTCATGGCTTCCGTAGCATTACCCTTGATGCCTTCCCATGTTTTAGATGCGAATTTCTTGACGTTGTCCCACTTATCAGACCAGTCTTTTTTAAGATTAGTCATGTGTTTTGCAACGCCTTTCGCCATATCTTTAACATGATCCACCGTGCTATCAACAAACTTCTTAAATGGCTTGTTATGCTCGTACATCAACTTAAACCCAGCGACTACTGGATTAGAGATTACAAGCAACTTCTTAGCGGTGTTAGTAAAGGCTTTGATGCCTTTTTCACCGCCAGTGAAGTAAGTCTTGGTCTTTTCAAAACCTTTCTTGGTGCTCTTGGTCATTGAGTCCATCGCACCAGTCCAGGTCTTCTTCATGCCATCCCATGTCTTACCGAGCCATTTAGCAGCACCAGAAAAACCATCCTTGATACTCTTAACGATGCCATCAACGAATTTCTTGAATTTCTTGTTATGCTTGTAGATTAAAGCAAACGCCCCAGCAATTGGATTGGCAATAAATAAAAGGACTTGTTTCCAGTCCTTTTTAAAGAAATCAATGATCTTGCCAAAGATTTCTTTGGTGACTTTGAAGATTTTATCAAAGGCTTTCTTAGCAGCATTAAACATGCCGTCTACAAAGGCTTTAAATTTCTTATTGTGTTTGTAAAGCAACACCAAGGCAGTAATAGCCGTGGTTACTGCAACCACAATCAAACCGATAGGGTTTGATGCCATAGCTAGATTCATTGCTTTTTGTGCCGCAGTCATACCGACTGTAGCTGTTCGCCAAGCATGAATCCCTTTGACTACTGCCGTTATTCCAAGAGCGACCTTAGAGCCTACGAAATAAGCGGCAAACAAAGAACCGACTGTTTTAATAGCCGTCTTATGTTTTGCAATGCCACCCAATGCTTTAGATAGTGATGTGACTGGTCCTTTAGCCTTCTTACCATTGCCGGTCATGAGGTTGAAAGCACCAGCGACACCTTTAATCATATCAATGGCAACTTCCCAGACACCCCCAGCAAAGTCTTTACCAATGCTGAAAACTGCACCTAAACTGTCTTTGGTTTCCTTGAAGAAAGCTACAATCTTAGGGGCGTTGTTAGCAATGGTTTTACTAACGTTATCAACGACCTTGTTAAGGCCGTCCATGAAGCCATTGAGCTTGTCGGTACCACTACCTAGATTAAAGACTTTAGAAAAGGCATCCATGATAGTGCCTAGACCTTTAGAAACATGTTCCCCTAAATCTTTAAACTTAGTCTCAGTGTTAGGGTCAGCAACCCAATTCCCAATCTGTTGCAAGAATGGGTTTTTCATTTTATCGATTGGGTCACGGAAAGCCGCTACCACTGCCGGCATACGGGACTGAATTGTCCGTTCAAGTCCACCAATGGTTGTTGAGAAGTTGGCAGTGGCATCCTTGTACTTGTCTTGCAACTCGAACAAGGCTTTCTGTGCCATCTCAG